TAACAACAAACGTTATTATAGATCTTTTGCAGATTGTGACAAAATGGAACTAAACATGGCAATTCAGTCTTGTATTGAAATTGGAGATTTCAATAATATAAACTTAAGATAAATTGTTTCCCATTTTTTGATATAATTCTTTAATCTTTACTGAGTTATTATCTTTAAAAGCTTGCATTAAATCTTCAATTTCTTGATTACTTATATTAACTTTATTTTTAGTAACTAAATTTTGCTCATAAGCATGTGATCTGAGAAGCTGCTGTAAAGCAAAGAGAGTGTAAACATTAGATTCAATAGAATTTAAGTTTACACTTTCTGCTTCTTTTCTATCTGTAGATAAAAGTTTTTCAAACTTTTTAAACATATCCGGAATTGATGTTTTATCTTCAATCAAATCTGTTATAAAGTAAAGAATTATTCTTTCTAAACCAAGAATAAAACCAGTATTAACTTCTACGTTTTTAATATTTTGAGTTAAATCGTAGGATTCAGGTAGTGCGTTAATTTTATTGTCCATTTTATTTTTAATTTAAACAAATATACATATAAATACAAGATATACATGCATATAACAGAAATAAAAGAAAAGTTATCAGAATTATTTTTAAGTCATAACTGGCATTTATTAAATTTCTTTCTTAATCAGCTTGAATTTTCTATACTTATAGATTATTTAATAGAAGAAAAAAAGAATGGTTTTGTATCAACACCAAGATTTAAAGAATGTTTTAATGGCATATTAACATGTCCTCCGGATAATATAAAAGTAATTATCATTGGTCAGGATCCCTATCCACAACCAGATGTAGCTGATGGTATTGCGTTCAGTTGTAGTAAAACAATGAAGGAACAACCATCATTAAGGTATATATTTAATGAAATTGAAAAAATGTACCCGGATGGGTATAAAAGAGACCCAAACCTACAAAAGTGGACCCGACAGGGTATAATTATGTATAATACGGCACTTACTTGTAGAGTTAATGAAATTGGTAGTCACTATCATATATGGAAAGGATTCACGTCATTTTTTTTAAACCATATCAATAATAATCATAAAGATTGTATAGCAGTTCTTTTAGGTAAAAAAGCCGAAGAATGGTCTAATACTTTATGTAATTTAGATATAATAAAAGTGTCACATCCAGCTTCAGCTGCATATTCAAAAGGTACTTGGAATAGTAATAATCTTTTTATTGATATAAATAAAAAGCTGGAAAAACTTGGGAAAACCCCTATAGATTGGTAAATTTGTTTTTATGTGGGAACTACTCCAAAAAATTTTAGAGAATAAAATATCACCAGATGCATGTTTATTTTTATTCTCTGTTAGAGAAAGCGTTAACTGTCCTTATGTTAATGCAAATAAATGTATAGAACAACTTGTCTATGCTGAGTTTATAGTATATACAAAAGATAGTAATGTTGCTAGCAATAAGCAACTAACAATAACAGATAAAGGAATGAACTTTATCTATATGTTAGACAACTTCTTTATAAAAGCTAAAGCAAGAACAAATACCCAGATTATGGGTAAAGATTTTTTGGAAAATATAGAAAAGTATAGATGTATTTTTCCTAAAGCAAAATTACCAAGTGGTATGCCGGCTAGAAATAATACTAAAGCATTGTCTGAATCTTTCAGATGGTTTTTTGCTACTTTTGATTATACATGGGAAGAAGTACATAAAGCAACAGAAATGTATGTAAAAGAATATGCAAGTAATAATTACTTGTATATGATGACAAGTCAATACTTTATTTCTAAACAAGACAAACATAAAGTAAAAAAATCAACATTGGCCGATTATTGTGATTTAACTAGAGATGGTGTTGATACTACTAATCAAAGTTTCTTTAAAGAAAAAGTAGTATGAGTGAAAAACTATGGGATGGTCAACATGCATCTTTCAATGAAGCATTAAAATATATTAAGAATAGACAAGCCGGAAATGACAAATCTATCCATACTCCCTGGCCAAAATTTAATGATGCAACAGTTGATGGTTTAGAATGGAATAGCCTTACAGTTATTGCCGCAAGACCCGGTTCAGGTAAAACTTTAATTAAAGACCAAATCATAAGAGAATCTTTTGCTCTTAATCCAAATGATGATTACAGAGTATTAGAGTTTCAGTTTGAGATGGTTGGCAGAAATTCCGCAATTAGAGAATTTACTTCTATAACCGGTAAATCATATAAAGAATTAACCAGTGCTTCAGGTTCAAGAGTTTTAGACAGCACTATAAATCAATGCTATGAATACGCTAAAAAGAGAGTAAAGTATCCTATTGATGTAATAGGAACACCGCTTACAGTAAATCAAATGCGTGATCAAATTGATTTATATATGAATTACCATAAAGGTAAAAAAACAATAATAACACTTGATCATACATTACTTGTCAAAAAAGCTCCTTACCAAAAAGATAGACTAGATACTTTATTTGAACTTGGTGAATTTTTCACTCAATGTAAAAGAGATTATCCCTGTTTATTTATAACTTTATCTCAATTAAATAGAAATGTAGAGGACCCAGAAAGAGCAATAGATGGTAAATATGGTAATTATATTACAGAACAAGACATATTTGGATCAGATGCTATGCTGCAACATGCAGATAATTTAATTGGCATAAACAGACCGGCGCATAGAAAAATTAGATTTTATGGTCCGGACCGATATGTAATTGAAGATGACAGTGTTTTAGTATTTCATTTTTTAAAAGCTAGAAATGGAGATACTAGAATAAGTTTCTTTAAAGGTTTATTTAGTACAATGGAGATTATAGAAATACCAACACCTCAAACACAATCAAGATGATTAATACAAAAAGTAAAGAAAATCAAATTACATCTGACGAAAGAAGATTGAAAGTCTTAGAATTAAGACAAGAACATCAACCTTATTTTGACGCAGAACATATTAGTGATGCTATATTTATACCCAAAATGGCATACAGACCTCCAGGTAAAGATGAACTACACATTAGTTTCTTTGCCAGTGAGTTACAAAAAACACAAGATATTTATACTGAATTTGTAAGTAGCGCTTATGAATGTGAAGACCCAAAAAGAACTCTATATTTGTTTAGACACAATCCCTTTTGGTCAGATGAATATGAGCTAATTGTATCTAACGCTGGTTTTCAAAGATACTTAGTACCTGTAAGTGAGTTAAAAATAATTAATGATATTACAAACAGAGGTAAAAAAAAGAATCAAAGTAAAGTTTCCGATAATGAAATTGAAAACCCAGAATGGAAATATTCTAATATTGGCATAGTAGATGCTTTAGATAGAATTACTGGAGTTTTAACTGAAATCAAAGAATTAATTAAAAAAAAGTAAAAAAATAAACATGGCACATAGTATATTAGTGATCGCAGAATCTGGTTCTGGTAAATCAACATCCATCAGGAATTTAGATCCAAAAGAAACAGTAATTGTTAATATTGCAAATAAACCTTTACCATTTAAAGGTTGGAAGAGTAAATATAAAACGTTAAACAAAGAAAATCCAGATGGAAATTTAGTAAATGTATCTTCAGGGCCCGGTGTTATAAAAACAATGGCCCACGTAAATGAAAAAATGCCACATATCAAAAATTTAATTATTGATGACTGGCAGTATATGTCAAGCTTTGAGTACTTTGATAAAGCGTCTGAAAAGGGATATGATAAATTTACATCTATTGCAGCTAATCTAGCTGCAGTAGCAAAATATCCTAAAGACTTGAGAGAGGACTTATATATATTTTTTCTAACCCATTCTGAAGATAGCACGGATATTAATGGTAAAAGAAAAATTAAAGCTAAAACAGTGGGTAAAATGATTGATAATGCTCTTACATTAGAGGGTCTATTCTCAATTGTATTATTCGGTAAAGTAATTAAACAAGAAGATGGTAGTTTATCATACGTGTTTGCAACCAAAACAGATGGTGAAACAACATGTAAAACACCAATGGAAATGTTTGATCAGGAATTTATTCCTAATGATTTGGCATTTGTAAAAGAATGCATTAAAAAATATGAAAATTAACCTTTAAACCAAAAAAAATGCTAAGTACAAAAAATGTTTCATCAAATCGTGTAAGTCCAGTTCTTTCACCTGGTAACTGTAAAATCAAAATTAACAGTCTATCTTTTGAGGCAACTCCTTATGACAAAAACTCATTCAATATTGTTTTGAATGTTGAAAGTGAGCCTATAAACGGCGAATTTCAAGGATTTCTAATAGATGCCGCAAATCCAAATGGTCCTCGCTACAAAGGCCAAGTTGGAAAAGTAAGGATGACACCTTATCCGTTTAAGGATGCTGTTCTAGATAACGGTAGAAAAATCAATAAAGATCAAGAAATTTTGAAATCTATTGCTTTTCTTGCAGATGTAA